CGACAACGCCACTGATGTGTGTTGCCCGTCGAATAGATAATATTTGCCATCACGTTTAACAGCCGAGGCAGGACGTACCACCCTAGGGTCGAATTTTTCGCATATTCTTACAACGTGTGAAGGTCTAAGATCCCTCTGTACAGAATAATTGAAACACAAATCGTCATTTATTTCCACCAAAGAAATGCCTTGTGGCAGTATCATTTCGGGATCCTTCTGCAGGTCCTTTAATCTATCTCTGGCTGTTGCTAATCTTGTTTTGAAATTGGCTACTTCATCTTCGCCGTCTTTGTAAAATTCCTCAGCCACTTGATTGAGGGTCTTGACTTTATCTGTCATATTTCTCCTATATGTTTGACTGTTGTACACCCTAAGGGTGCGTAGTCACCTAACCCCAGAAGTAAGCAAATCCGAGGTTAAGTTGTCTTTATTATAACACAAATTGGTTAATTTGTCAACTATGTCACTATGGTGCTTTTTGGCGGTTGTTTAATACTAGATGTTGCGTTAACATATTCCGCTTCAACTTTATCGTTTACTTTGCCCATCACCATGATATGATCTTTAGAAATATTGATATCTTTGTTATGATCCATTGTGGCCACATATGTGCCAAATGCCAATCCTTGTGGACCCATCATAATGACTAATGGCTTTACCACAGTCACGTATGATTCCAAATCAACAACAAATTTTGCTATCACTTCTTCTCCAGAATCTAGTTTAATTGTTACAATAGAGTTTGGTTCTATATTATGCATTCAAACATTATAGCGGATTTACAATTAGATGTCAATGCTTTGGAAATAACTATCCCATCCTTCTTTGCTAGGATGAAAATTATCTTCTTGCAGGAGATTCTCCCTCACGCAGAATTCATAAGGTGTTAGGTCAATCATGTTTTGTTTATTTAAATTTTCATAGAACCAATTGCTTTTATCAATCTTTCCAAGGCTGTATTCGTGTTCGTTCTCACCATTGTATATGAATGTGTATTTGAAATTGACATTATGGTCATGTAGTGTGGACACGCAGTTGAATATGTGGTAGAGACTATAATCATTGTAAAAACTATTGCTGTTGTCCGAGGATCTATTTTTGAAAGTGTCAGATAACGGAATAGGCTCACCGTTTTTGTTTTTGGGAATATTGTCATGACCTCCACTGAAAACATGTAAAACGTCTCCCACAGGACAACGATACGGGTAACCGTCATATAACACATTATGATTTTGATCATTCCATGGCACTTGCACAGATGTTCTGTTTATGCCAGTAAACATTATAAAATAATTTGCATGTTCATATTGCAATTCACGTAAAGTTTGTTGGCTGATAAAGTCATTGCCACATCCATCTTGACCAATTACCTTTGTATCATTACCAAAATATTTTTCTAATATGCCTAGTCTGTCGGCATCACGTATGTAACTGCACCCTATTATTAAATGTTCCATTACTATTATGTATTAAGTTTTATGACTTGCGGATATTTTTAAGCAAGTCTTTGCATACTTGATTCCAATAGATTCCCGATTCTCGTAATAGTTCATTAGCCACACGTAATTTTTCTAATCTTTTTTTGACAGAATTAAAATTCCGCATGGTGTACTTCCTTTCCTTGCTGGCTATTTTCTCCAATGACTCAAGTATAGAGTCAATAGCCGGACAGGTAATATCAGGAACCCTAGGTGCTTTCTTTTTTAATCTGGAGTAGTCCAGTGTAGGTTTAACCTTCTTAGGTTTGTTAAAAAACCACATTGCAAATTATTTAAGGTAAAGTATGCTTGTAATTAAACGACTCTATATTAAGTCAAATTTTTCTTGACTAGGCTGGCAAACTGAGAGTAGCATTGGAGATCAGGATGTACACCGTCAGGTCCGAGGTTGCGTCCGCTGTCATGCCAAACGTTTGTAAGGCTCACCGGATGTATGATATCATTGGATGGCAATCTATTGCTGACCGCATAATGATGTATTTTCTTTTTGTTGAGAGAGCCGCTGTATTCTAGATCAAAAACTATATGTAAAAGATTGTATCCGTCGTTAGTGTCGTCACTATACTTTAATGATTTATCAGCGCCGGTAATAGAATGACTGCTATCATCGGAATAATGTTCCCTCCTGTGTGGTTCGGGCCAAAGTATGACAGCCGTGTCGAAGTTTAAATTATGTAAAACACTAAACCAGATACGTTTGATACGTTCAGCACTTGCTCCGGGACTACCTAAGTTCCAAACTTTCTGCTCAAGCATTCCTGGCCATGCGTGTGATTCGGGAGAACCGTAGGCAAAGGTGTAACTATCTCCAAGACACAGGACTCTCTTGCTATCATCGAATGGGTCAGATCTATACCCATGCACTGTGTTAGCAGTCATACCGTGTTCGTTTTCGATTTTGCTGGTATTGTAATGTCCTATTTTCATAATTTGTTTATTGATATTAACCAAGGATCAACATCATTTTTAGCCATGCCATAGTTGTATTCTAAAACATCCTTTGGTATTTGTAATTTTTGATCAAATGCTACAGAACATTCCTTGATTATATGTAGTGTGCAGTTATCTTGGAAACTTAATTCAGGTAAGGCTTCTATGGCTCCTCGTACATATGATGCTAGTTCCATCACACAATAATTAAAATGGAAACCGGCCACATAGATTTTGTCAATGTTATTTTCTTTTATCCATGTTTGCAAATTATAAATGATGCAGTCACCTTGATCCCAACGACATGGTTCGTCATGCAAATTTTTATTTGTAATTGCATTTAATATTTTTTTATGTGTAATCTGCCTTGTGTATATAGGCCAGTCATTGAGATTATTCAATAGTGCAACAGTTTTATTTACACAGGCTTCTTCTAGTTCGTGTGTATGCTGTGACCAAAAATGATTTAATATTAGTCCCTTCATGATAAAAGCCTATATTCCATATCTAATGTTTTCAATTGCATGTATGTTTTATAATTATGGTCTAGGATTCCTTGCATGTCTTCTAGCATTTCTAATAAACGTTCCTCGCTGTATGATGATATCGTATCCACAACACTTTTTATTTCTTTAAGTCTATCGTAGCCTGAATACGAATCATAATATTCTGGCCAGAATTGTGAGAAAGTTTTGAATCCTAATTGTTGCAAATTTCTAAGGTAATCTTTAGGACCTTGTACAATGAAAGGTGTTTTATTCAATATAGGTCTAGCAGTTTTTTCCGTAGGACAGAATGTTCTACCACTATGAAACGATTCCGTAATCAACTCAAGGAAGAAGCGATCATAGAATTCGTTTAATGTGTATGCGTCGGTATGGGCAAAATAATGATCAACAGGCCTCTCTTGTAGCCTAATCGGTGTTGCTTTTGCAAACGTTTCGAAACATTCGGATAAGTTAAATGAATCACACTTTGCAAACATCTTGTCTTTATCAACATTTTTATTTGTAGCATCTGCGTTAAAAGTCAGCAACGACTTATTGTTATGCTCGTTGTAGAGCATACACGATAACCACAGTCTCGGCCATCTACTCACTCCAACAAACAGAGCAAAGTGTTTAAGGTGCATTGCTTTTTTATGATTTGGCGTTGTAGTTTGTCCATATAAAAAATGCTGATCATCATAAAACATTTCGAGATTCGGCCAAATGTCTTTGCGTTCGATTATGTTGCCACTTACTATTTTCACTTGTGAATGCTCTTTCTTGGTCTGCAAACAAATTTCCTTTAACTTGTCTATAAATTTTGTCTCGCCAAGATATGTTTGATCTAATGCAGGAGCCTCTCCATGAAATCCAATTTCCACAAATGTTTCCTGTTCCAAGAATTTGGTAAGTGCATCAATAGTGTTATCTGGATCATCGCAGTATCCGTCAAAGACTTTTATTTTGAATCTTGGTACATCTTGCATAATAGGGCAACCGTTCTGTTGCCAGGTGGTTGCCAGTGCCCCGTGATCAACGGACTAGGCCGCTAATCTCATTTTAGACATGCCGACTGTTAAGTCAGCAAAGCCTAATGCTTTTTGTTTAGCATTTATAAAGTTGGACATAACCTTGTGCCTACAGGGTAAACTCCATCGTGCCTTTATAACACGTCGATACCTTGTCACCCCCGAAAGGGATTACATAAGCCACCAATCCTAATATTGGTGGAGGTGCCCGGAATCGAACCGGGGTCCGTCGAAACTATCTCACAACTTCAACGTTTACAGTAATATTTAAACACAAAATTACCACTATGTCAATCTTTTTGATAAATTGTTACGTTATGGCAATATCATTAAGCAAATATGTTGAAGGTGCTCCAAAGAGAAGTTCACAAGGTCTTAGGAAAAAATCTAAAAGAAGTTCTATGAACAAAGCCAAGAAAAGACAATTCAAGGCTTACAGAGGGCAAGGTCGTTAAGTTAAAGTATTGATATCTTTTGCGAGATTCAATTCTTCCTGTATTGTCCGTTTGTCCTCAGCATTGAGGTCATTTAAAAGTTGCCTACTTTGAGAATATACGTCTTTACCGGAAATTGTCAAACCAAGGTCCAACGATGCTTGTGTTATAATTTGTTCTGTCAAAAGTGAATCGTAATTTTTTTTAGATAGTCTTCTATCTCTTTTTGCCTTACTAGCCACTGAGTCAAGGTCGATAGGATCAAGCACGTCTGGCAAACCTTTCAGACGCAACATGTCTGCTATCAACTGACTTTCGTTTTGTGACGTTGTGTCAGTCAACAAAGGATTCTGGTTGCCATAATTTTCATCATACGAATTAAAGTAATCTCTCCATGCTGATGACCCAGTGGTTTTGGCAACTATAGATCTAAGGTCAGCATTGTCTGTCAGTGTCAATAGTGCAGACGTGTTAACTAGACTATCACTGTAAGTCCTTATGGTTCCAAGATTGTTTGTTTCCTTTGTTATCTGATCCACAATATTCTGCCTCTTGTTTATCATGTTATTTTTTTCTAATAACAATAAAGTATCACCTGCTATTGCGGTGTCAAAGTTTGTGGCCGCAGTGGAAATAGTACTAAGATGTCCTGTGAATGTTCCTGAGTTGAATGCGGTACTGTCGTTCAATGTGTCTATGTAATCTATTAACGCCTGAAGTGCATTCTGATACGTTGTGTCTGTTCCTAGACTTCTGTTGTTAATTTTGACTAATGATTGCCTGATGCTCAGGATGTCTGCGTCCAACACATTATTGAGTGTGCCGAAATGATCATTAACTCCCTTGCCAGCGTTGTCGGCACTTGTTCCAAGATTGCTTAGGCTGAGGCTTTGAATACTGTCTACTACCTGCATGTGTTCCAAAAATGTTGGCCTGTCATCTGTGTCAGAAGTCTTTTCACCTAACACCCCGTCGATTATATTTTGTGCATGTTGTTCCAAATCAGCAAACGCTTTTCCTATGTTGATGTATGGGATAGAATTCAAACTTGTCCTTGCAGTAAGTTTGTTTGCTTCAGTGAGCACAGTGCTCTCTCTAATTTTTTCTTCCAGCACTTTGTTTTTGATACACCATCCTATGGTTGCATCACGTACAGGGTTGTCTACGTTTTGCGTATTGAATGATACCGATTCTTGTGATAGTGTTTTAAGTCCTTTGGATATCATTTTAAAATCCGTTTGCGAAGACGTTTGGAGAACCTTTCATCACCCTAGTACAACCTGCGATAGGATCTCGTGCTCTGCCTACCGGTATGCCATGACAGAATACATTTGGAGAACCTTTGGCTATTGGCTTTGCATGAGGTTTACAAAAAGGTCCAACAGGATACACGTGGGTGGTGTTGAAGTGCCCCATACAACTCAATCCTCTGCCGTTGGCTCTCACATCCGGAAAATGGCCTTTACGGACCATTGGACTACAATGAGGTACGTCTGGATCTCCTACTCTTGCTAATGCTGGCATGTAAGTATTTATTGGTGTGGAAAAAGGCTGTTATTTCTTGCTTATCGAAGTGGCCTCGTGTATAGAATCGGGCACCCGCAAAGGTTTTTCATACCAACCTACCACAGGGGCAAGTACCAGGAAGTATAAGAACCAATATGCTGTGCCTATTCGTCCTAGCAGGATCCAAATGCCATCTGCCGGCATCGCTCCAACATACATTAATAAGAAAAAGTCTCCAACCAGGAACCACGTGAACTGCTTCCATATAGGTCTAAACACATTGGACCTAATTTTGCTTGTATCTAACCATGGTAACAAAGCCATTATTCCGATTGCAGATACCATTGCAATCACACCTCCCAACTTGTCAGGTATTGCTCTTAATACGGCATACCATGGTAAGAAGTACCACTCAGGAACAATGTGTGCTGGTGTGACCATAGGATTGGCTTTGATGTAATTGTCCGCGTGTCCTAATACGTTTGGCGCATACATCATTGTCAACATGAACAATAGTACGAAAACTAAAAAAGCATACAAATCTTTTGTCGTAACGTATGGGTGGAAAGAAACTGTATCTCTTGTATCCTTAGGTTCTATGCCCATTGGGTTATTTGAACCTGTCATGTGCAAGGCGATCACATGAAATAAAACTACTCCCACAATAATGAACGCAATTAGCCAATGCAAAATGAATGCCCTATTTAAAAAAGCATCACCCACAGCATAATCACCCCAAAGCAGAGTCACAACAGAATCACCTACAAAAGGTATTGCACTGAATAGACTTGTGATCACTGTCGCTCCCCAATAACTCATTTGTCCCCATGGCAACACATATCCTAAAAATGCAGTGGCCATCATGAGGAAGTAAATTATCACTCCCAATATCCACATCAACTGTCTTGGTTCTTTGTAGGAACCATAGTAAAGTCCTCGGAACATATGTAGATATACGGCGATGAAAAAGAAAGATGCAAGATTCATATGTGCATATCTTAGAAGCCAACCGTAATTGACGTCACGCATGATCTTTTCAACTGACTCGAATGCACCATCAACACTTGGTTTATAATGCATACCTAGAACAAGTCCTGTGACTATCAGTCCTATCAAACAGAACATCAGGATGCCACCAAAACTCCAAAAGTAATTTAAGTTTTTTGGCACCTGGAAGTCTAGATATTCATGTTTGAACATTCTAAAAATTGGTAATCTATTGTCGAGCCATCCCAGAGCACCTGTGAAAGGTGAACTATTCTCTTTTACCTTATTGGTGTTAACTGGTTTGTAATTTTTATCGTCCATATGTTTGAACTACTTACAGTTTAAATTTGCTGAATTGGCCTTTTTTGACATCTTGCTTGATGCCGCCAACTATGTAGGATTCTACTTCTGTTTCTTGTGGTGCTACCTGCATACCTTTTGAACTTAACCAATGCTGTGTCCAGGGAAGTGGATTTTGATTTGCTGGGATGTCATACAATGGATCAAATCCAAGTGCTCTCAATCTCTTATTAGCCACCCATTCAACATATGATCCTAACAGTCTTTCGTTAAGTCCTATAATTGAACCATCTTTAAACAAATGTTTCGCCCATGCTTTCTCTTCGTCAACACAATCTTTGAACATTTGGATCACTTGTTTGTCGGTGCCTTTCATTGCTTTGGTCATTTCCTTATCGTCACCTTTTTGCCATGCTTTTATCACGTGTGTGGACAAGTTTAAATGTGTTGATTCATCTCTAGCAATAAGTGAAAGTATTTTGGCAGAACCTTCCATAAGTTTAAGTTCGCCAAATGCAAATGTACAAGCGAATGATATGTAAAATCTCAAACCTTCTAATAGATTCACAGTCATCATTGCAAGATACAGTTGTTTCTTCAAGTCAATCATGTCTATTTTTTTACCTGCGGCATAATCCAGTGCCATTTTACCAAACTTGTCGTAGTTCTCTGTGACAGACTTTGCTCTTTTAATAATCTCTTTGTCATTTAATATTGTGTCAAATACTTCTGTTGGATCTGGATATACATTTTTAATAATGTGTGTGTAACTTCTTGAGTGTATTGTTTCAAAGAAATCCCAAGTTACGATGCAACCTTCTAGTTCAGGATTTGAAACATATGGCAAGAACATAAGACTAGGTCCTCTGCCTTGCACACTGTCTAATAGTGTTTGATATTTTAAGTTGCTTGTGAATATGTGCTTTTGTTCAGGTCTGAATGTTTGATAGTCTGCTCTGTCCTTTTGTAAAGACACTTCCTCAGGTCTCCAAAAATATCCTAACATCGTTTGATTCAATTTATCAAACTGTGGATGCTTGAACACATCATATCTTTGTACGCCTTGATCCTCTCCAAAAAACATCGGTTCTTTCGAGAAGTCTACGTCCTTCTGGTTGAATACTGTTTTGCTCATAATATTAAATTGTGCAGGCGTCACACTCCCCATCATCGCCAGCGGGTGTACTTACCTTATCATGGCCATTTACACCATTAACGTAAGTTAGATTTTCAGGTTCTAATATAACATCTTCACCTTCGTCTTCTTCTTTTACAGCACTAAGACCTGCTGGTTGCACTTCTTCTTCCTCGCCTTTGAAATCATATGTATTTTGATAGTAACTTGTTTTCCATCCATACTTGTATGCAGTCAACATGTCTTGGGCCATTGCTGATAGTGGCACTTCGTTGTTCTCATGATGCAATGGATTGTAACTCCAGTTGCCTGATATGGCTTGGTCAAAATATTTCTGCATCATTGCAACTACATTTATGTAACCTGTGTTGTCGGGCATGTCCCATAATAGGGTATAATCATTTTTGAGTTTTGGAAATCCTGGTGCAATCTGTTTGAGTGGACCTTTTTTGGATTTTTTAATTGAAAGGAGTGCTCTTGGTGGTTCGATACCGTTGGTTTCGTTACTAACAACGGAAGAACTTTCCGAGGGCATTTGTGCTGACAGTGTGCTGTGTCTTAGTCCATGTTTGGCAATGTCTTTTCTCAGACTCTCCCAAGCCATTCTCTGTTTGTGTGGCACAATCTCATCTATCTCTTTTTTGTAATGATCTATTGGCAGTTGTCCATCTGCGTATTTGGTTCTTTCAAATCCTTCACACTTCCCTTTCTCCATTGCTATGTTACAACTTGCTCTCAAAAGGTTGTATTGAAATGCTTCTGTTAGTCTGTCGACTAACTCCCATGCCTTGGGATCAGAATATTTCACACCGTTTTTTGCCAAGTAGTGGGCTAGTCCTATGTATCCTATTCCTAAACTTCTTCTTCGTTTTGTGCTTACCTCCGCCGCCTTTACAGGATAATGTTGATAGTCTATTATCTGCTCCAGTGCTCTGACACTTAGGTCACATATGTTCTCTAATTCACTCAAATCATTTATACCACCAACATTAACAGCAGACAATATACAGAGAGCAATTTCTCCTTTGTCGTCATGTATGTCTTGGATTGGTGTTGTTGGCAAAGTAATCTCTTGACATAGATTGCTCATTGAAACTTTGTCTTTGAAACTGCTGTGTGAATTACAGTGGTCCAGGTTCATTATATAGATTCTACCTGTCTCTGCTCTTTCTTTTAACAAGTCAAAGAATAAATCCTGTGCTGGCACTTTTTTCTTTGGAATAGTTTTATCTGCTTCGTATTTTAGATACAGGTCATCAAATTCTTCTGTACCAAATGCGTCATATAGTCCTGGAGCCATGTGAGGAGAGATAAGAGTGATATCTTCTTCGTTCATAAATCTCTCATAGAACAATTTACTGATCTGTATAGAATAGTCCATACGTCTCACTCTGTTGTCCTCTGTGCCTTTGTTGTTTTTTAATACAAGTATGTCTTCAATCTCTGGATGCCATATTGGAAAGTGTACAGTTGCGTTTCCGCCACGCACACCATTCTGTGTGCAACATCTCACGGTTGACTCGAACTTCTTAAGGAACGGAATCACTCCTGTGTGTT